GGTCGACGACCAGGGCGACGGCGTAGTCGTCGATCATCTTGAAGCTCGCGACCTGGTAGCAGAAGGTCAGCGCCCCGGTCATGGGGTCCTTCTCGATGCTGTCGCCGGAGACGTGCAGGTCTCCGCCGAGCAGGATGTTGTCCCGGACACCCATGCGCGCGGCGCGCTTCAGGGCGTGGACCTCATTCCACATCGAGCGGCCGGTCCAGCGGTGGCGCAGGTGGAGGGAGACCTCGTGCGCCGCCGGCGTCCGCAGCACGACGCGCAGCGACTTGGAGCGGTGGCGGACGCCGTGCCGCGCCATGAGCATCGCGAGGACGTCGGAGTGCCCGACCCAGTCGTCGTGTTTCCCGGCGACCGAGGCGATCAGGTGTTCGCCGATCTTGTCGAGGTAGTACTCCAGGAGGATGAAGCCTTCCGGGGCTGTGGTTTCGGCCGTGGCGTAGAGGTGGGACAGGACGCGCAGCCAGTTGTCGAGCCAGTCGCCCATCCCGATGCCGTAGCGCCCCTCGCGGTAATCGAGCAGCTCGATCCACTTCTCCCAGAGGTCCAGGTCCGTGCCGGGGTTGTCGAGGTGCGGGTCGCCCAGGGCGACCAGCATGAAGGGCTTGTCGTCGGCCAGGTGAATGACCGTGTGGTTGTCCGGGGCGGCGGCGCGGACGCGGGCGAACTCCGCCTTGCGCGCGGCGACGATCTCCGCTCCCGGCCGCCAGCGCGAGGGGTTGGCCTCTGCGCGGGGCCGCTCGAGCATACCTTCGGCGTCCGCCTTTCGGATGCGCCGCTGGACGGCGGCGCGCGGGATGCCCAGAGCCTTCGCGGCGGCGCTGATTGATCCGTGCCGGAGCACCGCGTCGCGGCCCTCCTCGATCTGTTCGCGTGTCATCGGTTGAGGCACTTAGGTCTCCCTACTTGTCGACCTTGCGGTCAAGTTTCTCGTCAATGCGGTTGAGCAGCGCCATGATCTCGTCGAAGCGGCGCGCCATTTCGTCTCGCCGCGCGTAGGTCTCCGGCAGGTGGCGCTCCAGGCTGCGGAAGTCGCCGTGCAGCATCGCCAGAAACCAGCCGATGGCGGAGAGCAGGACCCCGAAGATCGCGTCTACAGCTATGTGCAGGTTCATGGTCAGATACCAATTTGACTTTTGAAGTAGTTTTCCACCGCGATGACGTCGGCCAGGGTGTAAGCGCTCGTGAAGAGTACGGCCTGTATGGCGTCGGCAGATTGGGAAAAGTTCGCCCCATCCGCCAGGCCCCCTACGCGAGCCCCGGTACTGGACCCGAAAGAGTAGGAGTTTGCGACCCTGGCGACTTCAGAGATGACCCCGCTTCCGGTGGCATTGCGCCGAAGGACGAGCTCTGAGCCGGTATAAAGCACGGTCGCAACATAGAGCGTATCCGTAGCCAGCGCTGCCACATCAACGGCGTCGTTGGTTGACCAGTCACTGCTGCGAGAGGCCTTTAAAACTCCGGCGGCATTTATGCCAAGGGTGAAGTGGTTAGAGCCTCCGCCGTAAGCCAGGATAGCGGCATTATTGAAACTCGACCTTGTTCGGAAAGCAAAAGTCATCGCCGCCGGGTTGCCGCCCGCATAGTTTACGGCGTCCATAGTTGAACCACTCAAACAATCGGGCACACCACCAAGCCTGATACGGGGCGGCGGTCCCGTTATTAGTTGTGGTGAGCCCGAGGCCGCAAATACCTTAGCGAGCTTTCTGTCCGTCCAGGACGTGACGGGTGCCGAACCGACCACGTTTTGGGTGCTGTCAAGCCAATACGCCGCCGTTGCGACGGCTGCGGGCGAGGAGCCGCCGCCGCCGCCGCCGCCGCCAGCGCCGCCTCGCGGGCGCGTCAGGGCAAGACTGAGGGAGGACAGGCGCATGGCGTCAGTAGAGCGCGCGGATTTCGGTGGCGGTGGTGCCGGTGGCGAGGACGCGGGTGACCTGCACGGGCAGGATTGAGCCGGCGGCCAGGCCGGGGAAGGTCACGGTATCCCCGCTGGCGGTCACCACGGCGACAGCGCCCGCGCCCCCGATGAAGAGGCTGCGCGCAGGCCGAACCACCAGGTCGGTGCTGTCGTTCGGCGTGACGGCGGCGGCACCGAGAGCGGGGGCCGCCCAGTCCGCGTTGAGGTCAGTGTCCTTGTAGGGAAGGGGCATCAGTCGTCTCCGTAGAGGATGGTTGCGGTCTCGGGCATCTAGACCTCCACGCCGCTTGGGCTGCCGTAGCCCGAAAACAGGTTCAGGATGTCGGTGGCGGCGTTGCTCGCCCCACCCTGGGTGGACACCGTCCCGAGTTTGGCGGCGGCGTCGGCCTGCTGCTGCGCCAGGGCGCTGGCCTGGGCCTGGGCCTCGGCTTCCGCGCGCTGCTGGCGGACCAGGGCGACCTTGTCCCCCGCCAGGATGAGAGCGGGGTCGACACCGAGGGCGTCGCTGTAAACGTCGGCCCACTTGTCCGCGTCGAACTTGTCGAGGACGTCGGGCTTCATCTGGGCCACGCCGCCCAGGCCGATGAGGAAGCGGTCGAGGCCGTTGGTGGCGATGGCGCGCTGCGCCTGGGCCAGGGTCGAGATGAACTCGACGTCGAGCTCGACGCCCTCCAGCTCGGGGGGCGGGGGCGGTAGGATGCCGGCCTGGCTCATGCGCTCGAAGGTGAGCTCGATCAGGGGCGAGAGCAGCTCGTTGTGCAGCCTCTCCAGCACAGGGCCGAGGATCAGGAGCTTCTCCTCGTGGCGCTCCGCCACCTCGGTCGCCGTCATGCGTCCGTCGGCCGGCGACTGGGAGAGCATGAGGAAGAGGTCGGCGTAGAAGGCGGAGTTGATGCGGGCGCGGACGTCCTGGATGTCGGCGAGCAGGTGCGACAGGTTCAGGTTGACGTCGAAGGCGGAGCGGATCGCGGCGCTCGGTCCCGTGGCGTCGACATAGGTGATGCCGCCCGGCATCTGGTCGACCACGCGGTTCTTCATCGCGGTCGGCACCTGGAGCGGCGGCTTGGTCTGGTAGTCGATGGCGTTGGCCTTGCGGAGCTGCTCGTGCTGGAGCTGCTTGACGTCGCCGAGGGCCTCCATCGCCGGGCTCATACCGTAGATGTCGCCGCTCATCTTCTGCCAGCGCGGAGCCAGGACGCGGAAGCGGTCCATGCCGCCCTCGCGCAGATACTGGTCGTTGTCGCGCCCGAGCTCGAAGTAGCAGCTCGACCACCGCTTGTTTCGGCCGTCGGACTTGGTGAGGTCGCGCTCCTTCCGAAGCTCGATCAGGTGGACGACCGAGACCCACTGGTCGAGGTGGTGGCTATCGTAAAGGCGCTGCACGGTGCCCGAGCAGTTCTGGTAGCCGAACTCGCCGACCAGCTCGCCCACTGTCTTCTGGAACTCGCGGCTCACCGCGTTGACGTTGCCCCGGAAGTCGCTGCCCAGGCAGAACTCCCCGACCGGGGAGTGGTAGTGGTTGATGACCGTGTCGTAGTCATCCATGAAGATCGAGGCCGCCGTGCCGAAGCAACCCAGGTCCTCGTAGATCGAGTGCAGGGTCAGGTAGGTGTTCGACGAGGCGAAGATGTGGAGCATCTTGTCGCGGACCTGGTCGAGCCAGATTTTCACCGGCTGATACTTGTTCAGCTCGGCGTCGGGCACGGCCAGGCGGAACCACGGCCGCGCCGGCGAGGTCATCCCGCTCATCAGGCCGGCGGCCAGGACGCGCATGGCGCGGGTGCCGGTGTTGTCGTAGATCGCGTTGTGCTTCTTGATCCCGCGATCCCGGTCGGTCTGGTAGAAGCGGCCGTTCCTGGGGAGCAGGTAGGTCCCCAGCTCCATCCAATGCGGAACCCAGCTTGCGCGCTCCAGCTTGAGGGAGCTGTGCCGCTGGAAGGCGCGGCGGACGCCCGTGAGGTGTTCAGCCATGCCTTAACCCCCGAGCAGGGAGCGGCCGACGCCGCCGAGAGGGATCGAGGCCACGCCGCCGGGGCCGCTGAGCGAGGTGCCGCTGGAGCCGCCCGAGAGGCGGGAGCCGGAGCCGGCGAGAGCCGCCAGTCCGGGGAGGCGAGCTTCGGCCCGCTTCTGCTGCCGCTGGCTCTCGGCCTGCGCCGTCTCCTGCTGGCGCATGGCGTTGTTGGCCGCCTTCTTCTGGGCACCGGCCGCCCGCTCGCCGGCGTAGATGCTGTAGGCGGTCCCCGCGACGGCGGCGGCTGCCATAATCGGAACGGCTGCGGGCATCAGAGCACCTTCGAGTAGATGATTTCCTGGCAGCGATAGCCCTGCGCGTTGAGCACGGCCTGCAGGTCGCTGCCTGGGCGGGCGGTCCACAACATCACGGCCGCGCCGCGCTGTATGGCGATCCGCTCCATGTGAGCCTTGAGGCGCAGCCCGGTAGCGCCGCGCGCGGTCGGGCTGACGTAGAGGACGTCGCACTGGGCGACCACCAGGTCGCGGTAGTGCGGATGCTTCGAGAGGAAGGCGACGCAGTAGCCCACCAGCTCCTCGCCCCGGAACGCGCCGAGGGCGACGAGCAGGCCGAGGCGCGACATCTCGACGTAGACGGGGGCCAGGGGCTCGGGAGGGTGCTCCTCGGGGTTGAGCTCCGGGAACTCGGCCAGCTCAGCCGCGTGGTCGCAGTAGAGCTCCGCCGCCCGGTCAAGCCAGTCGGCGATCTCGATCTCGCGGATGATGACGGGGTCGGTCACGCTTGGGGGCCTACTGCAAGAGCTCGTAGGGATCGTAGCTCACCCCGGTGGCCTTACGCGCACCGCCCCGCGCCGGAGCGGTGAGGATGATCTCCGGTGCCTTCTCGACCTGGTGGGCGAAGGTCAGGGCCAGGGCGTCGCCTAGGTCGGGGGAGCGCAGGCCCCGCTTCTTGATCTCGTCCTTGGGCTCGAGGACCTTCCTGCCCTGGGCGTCATACCAGAACTTCGGGGCGGCCAGGTCCTGCTTCAGGTCGGGCCGGTTTGGGATCGCGCCGCCTTGCGTCAACCAGTCGTTGACGCCCCACCACATCTCGGCCCGCTTGTTGAGGTAGCCGGGTTGCGTCGCCTTGCCCCCGAAGTTGACCTCGATGACGTTGTGCCCGAGCTGGCGCAGGCGGTCGATCACGCCGGCCCCGCCGCCCGCGTCAATGAAGACGGCGTCGGGTTTCCAGTCGCTGATCTTGGCCGCCACGCGAGAGGCGAGCTGCATGTTGTCCAGACCCTGGAGCACCTCGGGCTGGAGGGCGACGAGGCCCTGGCGCGGGAAGATCACGGAGCGGTCATCGCCGAAGCGCGCCGGGTCGACGCCCAGGATGCGCGGCGCGTAGTCCATCTCGCCCGGCCGGTAGAGGCGGTGCGCTGCGGCCTCGACATCGGCGAGGGAGATGAGCTGGTCGTCGCCGGCTGCGGTGAAGTCGCACAGGAACTCACGCGCGAAGCGGCTCTCGTTCATGTCCCGCTTCAGCTCCTCGACCTCGACGGGGTCAAGGGCGTTGGTGTCGTAGACGGTGTAGAGGCCGGCCTGCCAGGCGGGGTCCTGCTGCGCCTTGAAGTAGAGGCTGGAGAACAGGTCGACGCCCTTTGGCGTCCCGATGAAGAGCGCCCAGCCCTTACGGTCGGAGAGGCAGGGACGGACGATGTCCTCCCAGATTTCCGGCTTCATCTGCGCGACCTCGTCCAGGACCACGCCGTCGAGGTGAACACCGCGCATCGCGTCGGGGTTGTCCGCGCCGAAGATGCGAACCGTCGCGTCGTTCGCCTTGAAGCGGACCGCCAGCTCGCTTTCGATGATCTCGGCCGCCCCGTGGCGGACGAGCGGATCGACCCGGTGCTTGAGCCTGGCCCAGGCAATGGCCTTGGCCTGCTTCAGGAAGGGCGCGACGTAGAAAAACTGAGGGAGGGGCAGGCTGCACTTCAGCGCCTTGTCCACGAGCTCCATGATCGCGAGCTCGGTCTTGCCGGCTCGCCGGTGGAGGGCGAGGACCGTGAACCGTTTGCGCTTCTGGTGGCACTCTCGCTGCCAGGCCCTCGGGTGGTAGCCCAGGCCAATGCTCTTGCCCGCCACGCGCTAGACCAGGTCCGAGCCGTCGTCCGAGGCGTCGGGGACGCCCGTGACCACGTTGAGGGTTAGGCCGCCCTCGACCTGGGCGCTGTATCGTTCCCGATACTTGTCGGGCATCGCGCCCTTGAGCAGGAAGATCAGCAGCGTGTCGCTACCCCCCTTGGCCCGCTGACGGGCGACCAGCTCCAGGGCCTCGTCCCGAGCCTGCACCGCCGAGGCCCAGGCCCTGGCGAACTCAGCGTTG